CTCGGGGCTCTTTTATGACCCTGGAGCGGTTGATGTTACCACTGCTAATATGACGAACTGGAACACTGGAGGATCTGCTTACCCTGCGTTAGCAAACAACTCTCCCTCGGGTGTGTCCGATGCCGGAACCTTTGTTTTGGCTGAGAGCTCCCTTGACATGCACTGCTGGGGTCAGAACCCCGTTGTCACTGCCAAACTGCAGCTCAACGGCCAAGATCGCTTCTCGGAGCGTGAAGGAACCTATTTTGACCTCGTCCAGCCCTACCAGCACCACACCCGAAACCCCGACACTGGTATCAACGTTTACTCGTTTGCCCTCCGACCGGAAGAGCACCAGCCCTCGGGTTCCTGCAACTTTTCGCGCATTGACAACGCCACGCTCCAGCTTGTCTTGTCTAACGCGACCGTTGCTGGTACCTCCACCGCGAAGGTCCGTGTGTATGCCACCAACTACAACGTGTTACGCGTTATGTCCGGAATGGGCGGTTTAGCGTATAGTAATTAAAACAACTAATACGAAAAGTATATTAGTTGAAAAAGAATATAAACAAAACTCATATTATAAATATATAATATGAATTCCAACAAAATTGAAAACGTTATCTATCGTTGCTATACAAATAACCATACCGAAATGATAAAACCGACCTATTCTTTCAACTCCGAATTAAATTGTGGAATTATTCAATATAATAATAAAACTTATTACGTGGATATTGAAGAGCGTGATAACATAATTAATTTTAAAAAAAAATTTATATTTTACAATGAAAGCGATATTTATCCATCCTATCTTTATAATACTTCTCGCGTTAATTATTTACAATTTATATTTGGCTTTAAGGATGTTAATGTAGATTATATCTTCAAAAACAACAATCAATTGGATTTACGAAAAAGTAATGTTGTCTGTTCACATCATTATAATGAAATAATATCGTCCAAATACGACGTTATTGAATATGTCCATGGACATTATTCAAAAAATGGTGTTGATCCTTATTTTATGAAAAACCCTATGTGGAAAATTAAAGAAAATGACCGTATTTACATATTGATGTATTGTGAAAAAAATACTATATGTAAATTATGCGAAGAAAGTTATAAAATAATATTAAATTTTGAAATAACGCAGAATGAAGGTAAAAAAATTACATGGCACAAACATTCAAATGGATATATATTAAGTTCAATGAATTCTTTGTTCATGCATCAAATCGTTATGAACTGTTATGGTAATGGAAAAGGCACGAAGACTATTAGTGTTGACCATATTGACCGAAATCCTTTAAATAATACACTTACAAATCTGAGAATTGCCTCCCGAAGTGAACAAGAACAAAATTCAAAGGGCATATCTGAAGGAACTAAACGTGAGCGTAAATCATCTGCGCGGGAATTGCCTGATGGTCTTACGCAACAAATGATGATGAAATATTTAGTCTATTATAAGGAATGTTATAATAAAGAAAAAAAACTTTATAGAGAATTCTTTAAGGTAGAAAAACATCCCAAATTAGATAAACATTGGATGTCTAGTAAATCTAATAAAATAAGTCTATTGGAAAAATTAGCCAGCACAAATAAAGTTGTAGCTGATTTAGAAAAAGATGTTTATCCATTAGATAATTCAGATACGGCATTGCCTACCTATATTACCTTAAAACAAGAACGCAATAAACCTCACCTCGTATTTGATAAAAAAAGTGTTGGCACCGAAGAAAAGAGACTTAATTTAAGAATGGTGTTGCCTGATAATTATATATTAGAAGAACAGTTGACTCTATTTAGAGAGAAAATAAAGGAAAAATATGATTTAGAAATATAAAAACTACTTAATACACAAAATTCATAAAATAATATTTTATATTATGAATATCAATCAATGCAATCATACATTATTGTCATTACAATCTATTACCTCAAGTAAGTTGTAATCGTTTGTTTCTCTTTTATTTAAATTTTTTTTCTCTAATATTTCAAGTAGTTTATAATACCCAATAAAAATAGATGCGAATACAGTAATTAAATTATTAAACATCATTAAAAAAATATTCAGGTAAATAGAGTATACTAACCAAATAATATTACCAACACATCGCAATACAATAAACCAAACATCAAAATCTTTTGTGGATTTTGTTTTATAGGTATGTATCATTTGAGGAATATTATATGACATGTTAATAATATTGGCAATAACTATAAATACATTCATTGTGGTTGAGACATTTGGATCTAGTATAGATACAATCATTTTTAATAATTTTCTGGATTTGTGTTAGGACACTTATCTATAGTTAATAAATGATATTTAATATGATTTATTAAATTATTAAGCATTTTTTTCACTATATTGACTATCTATTTTAGTTCAAAGATCGTCTTGAAAATATATGTTCAAGGTCATTATAATTAACCACATTAAAATCAATATAACTGTATATATTTTTCTTGCTAAAATCACAAGAAGAAATATTCATTTTCAAATCAATATCATATGTAAATAACCGCTTGTTTTCATAAATAATTGCATTATTTACCAATAAGGTATTCATATCATTATATTTAATAATTTCTATAGCGTTATCTCTAGAAGAATCAATATTACATCTCACACCATTTATCATAACAGCTCCTCTGTTCCATATAGTTGTCTTTTTTAAAGACACATTTATAATGTTTCGGTAAAATGCATTATAACCACCCTTTAATGCAAACGACATGTTGTATAATATATAAAATGTAATATTTTTATATTCATTTAATAAATATTATACTATAGTATATATAATATATATTAACCACTATTAAATGTCTGATGGATTTAAATATTTAATGCAATATGAAAAAAAATGGTGTTCAATGATGGGCTATTTCAATCCATATATTGATCATTTTACAACACATTTAACCGACAAAATGCCTTTTTACGATAAAGAATGTTACGACAGATACCCGCGTTTCAAACATGTCTACGATAAATTATGGATTATTAAAAGTCAAGGATTACCCGGCGGTCGTTTAGAAAAGCTTGCAGGAAAGGAAGAAAAGGTCATCTATCCTATTTTTATTAAACCGCGTTGGGGGCATTTAAGTGCTTCTTCCAAAAACTGTTTTAAGGTGAACGATGCAGATGAGTTGAAAAAATACATTCATTATAAAGATATGATGTGGTCCGAATTTATTGATGCAACCGAATGCATGACGGATTTTGTGTTATTAAAAGGAAAAATCGTTCATCAACTAACGTATCAATATTCGGATAAACAAAATGGATTTAGTGATGATTGGAAACTTGTCTCTCCTGATTTAAATCCCCCCGCAAATGTGGTGGAGTGGGTTAAAACAACTATGACCGAATTTACAGGTATTGTAAACGCCCAATACCGTGATACTAAAATTATTGAAATTGGTTTACGGTTAGCAAGAGGCGGAGCTTACATCATTAGCACGCAAAATGAAACATTAATAAAAAATATTAATAATATTTTCTTGCATAAAACGTGGGATTACAATTTAACCGAACAAATGAAATTTAAGCCATTTTATGTCTATAAATGTTTTACACGAATACCCATTATCTATATTTTCCCACAAAAAATAGTTGATTGGTATATTAGACGTAAAACCAGTTATCCATTTTACGAATATTATTTTGAACCCACGGGGTCTAGTGGTATGGTATTTTTTCAATTTATGGATGATGATTTTGAACGCGGTATGCAAACAAAAAAAGAAATAGAAAAAGTATTCAATATTGCCCAACTAGTAATGTATGCACTTATTTTTATTTTAATTTATGTATTAGCGTCAACGAAGTGGGAGCATCGTTATTTACTTGCCTTTGTTATCCTATTTTTATTTTCAACGCGTTTCTTTAACCCGATTGGCGCCACCTATAAATTATACAAAGGACAAAAACAATCTATTTTCAAAGAAGGACCCACAAAAGATACCGGGGAAGACCTAGAACCATTTGATAATCCTTAATTCTTAATCCTTAATTCTTAATCCTTAACAAACTCATGGCGGATGCAGTCAAACTCGTCCGTGGATCTGAAAATATTAATAATTTCGGCATTCGTGTATTTTCTCTCAATCGCTGGC